TTCTTATTCTCTTCGGCGACCTTCTTGGCGTAGGCAATAGCCTCTTCCTGCTCACGTAAAGCAGCCTCCTTGGCTCGGCGCTCGTCGTGCCAAACCTTTTTCATCTGCTTTAGTTTTTCTTTTACCCCTTCGTCGTAGTCTTCCAACTCGTCTTTATCGAGTTTTTCTACGATTTCCTTGGGCATCGGGTCACGTTTTTGATCGTACTCCGGTGTGTCATCTACAACTTCAATCTCAATTTCAGTAGAGTTTTCATCTGAATCTTGAGTATTTTCAATTTCATCGGGGAATTTGAATTCTTGGTTCATATGTCCTCCTTAGCCTGCGCGGGTAATGCCGCGTGGATCTTGCACAACAGCCTCGACTGAATCATCGTTAATGATTCGGAACTCGCGACCATGAATCTTCAAGCGTGTGCCTGAGTTGGGGCGGACAACAACAAAGTCGCCAACCTTGCAACGTGGCCCACCAGGGAACCTCGTCTTGTCTTGATAGGCTTCTGGGCCTAACTTGATTACAAACAGAACGGGTGTGAGCATTTCCTCACGCCATACTTCGCCACTGCTTTTTACTATCCCAATTTCGCTATCTGCATACTCTTCCATAGCTTCTGGCACTACGGTGAGGAGCATAAAGCCCGAGGGATCGGGGAGCTGCTTGGCCTTTTCTTCCGCATCTTTGTTGAGAATGCCAGAAAGGTCTACAGCACTGACGTCAAATTCAGTCATCTGATTCTTCCATTTTTTGCATGAGGTCTAATATGAATCCCCTAGCGACCAGCAGACCTTTAATCTCGCCGCAGGTTCCTTTGTATTCCTCAAAGGAAGTGGCTCTGCCTAGGCTGAGTCCTTCTCGGAGATACGAAGTTTGGTCGTCAATTTGTTTGACGGCTAATTCCAATACTGTCATTCTTCACCTTTTGTCGGTTTAGTTTCTTGTTTTGGGTTCTCTTTGTGAATGGTGTGCGCAGCCTTTAAGCCATCCGCAAACAGTTTTTGTTTGTTGACCATGCGTTGGTTTTCTAGGTTTGCCACCGTCTTGATAGAGTCTTGCTTGAGGCGCAATTCCTCCATCTTTCGCTGATTCTGTAGATCTGCTACAGATTTCATCGCTCCTAACTTAGCCTGCTGTTCGCTGGCTTTTGCTTGGGCCACGATTCTTTCATGCTCAATCTCTAACTGTTTAAGTCGGAGCTGGGCATCTACCTGATCCTTTTGGACTTTGCGCTGTTGCTCAGCCGCTTTCAACTGCAACTCTTGTTGTTGCATCTGGATAATAGGATCCTGTGCCTGCTGTTGCGCCTGTTGTTGGGCAACGTGGGCTTGGTTGGTCTGGAGTAATTGTTGTGCCGCTTGTGCCAATAGCGGAGCTAGACGGGCTTCCACCACAGGATCAAGTTGAACATCTTCCCCTGACTCATCATGCTGGGGTGGCAAGTTCATACCGAGTTGTTGCTCAATCTGCTTCCTGTACTCAAATCCTAAGTGCTCATTAATATGAGCCATCATTTGAGCCTGCATTGCCTGAGCCATTGGGTTGCCCTGTAGCAATTGCTGGATCTTGGGATCATTCATGGCCGTCATATGCACGGTGATATGAGCTGGATGGTCTTGGTACAAGAACGCCTTGACTGGTTTTCCAGACAAAATATTCTGGTTCTCAGAGACTGGATCCATAGGCTTTTGATCCTCAGACATTGGGATCAACTTCTGGGCGTTCTTAATACCCAAAACATCTAGCATCTGACGGTGCAACAGTGGCATGTTGTACATCTGCGGGGCAGACTGAGCCAACTGTAGGACGGCTTGGTACTGCACAATCTTCTGTGCCATCGTGGCCGCGTTAGGATCCGAGACTGGGATTACGTCACAATTTTCGTAGTCAGACTTCTTGGCCCGACGCGATCCAGAATCTGGGTCATAGTCATAGTCATCCAGCGCCGACTCAGCAACGATCTCTTTTAATAAGACCAATTCCTGTTGCATAGAGTAGTGGATGCGCGCCTGCACGGCAGACATCACTTTCAGCGTACGCTCTAATATAGCAAGCGTAGTTCCCACTGGGGCTTGGCTAGACATATCAGAGATCTGCAAGTCAGCCGCATTAGCAAATCTGCGTCCGTCCTCAATGATCTGATTCAATAAAGCCAGCAATGTTTGACTTGGCTCCTTATATGGCAGGGTCATCAAGTTATCTTTGATGGTGCCACTTGGGACATCTACGTCGCGGAACTCTCCTGGGGCGATAGGCGTATCGTCACCCTTAACTCTCATACCGCGGGCTTTAAAACCTCCAGGTAAATTAGACAAAGTTCCAGCATCAACAAGCTGGCGAAGCAAAGAAGTTCCAGACTTGGCAAATGCTCCGACGAGATGAACCAGTCCAAAATGATAAAAGCCAAACCCAGGTACATAACCATAATGAACAAAGTGTTGACACTTAGTGTATAGGTCATCGCCTTCTTTCCAGTTTCTGCGTATCGCTAAAACCTTGCCACTGCTCTTATCAATGGTGACAATGTATGGAATGGCAATTCCTGTTGGTTCGCCATGCTCATCTAAATGCTCATAGCCCTCTAAATCTAGGTCTACGCACATCTCCAAGATCTTATGGCGGTCATCCGTAGTAGCGCGAAATCCCAACTTCTCAGCAATCTTTTTCTCTACTTCGTCCAGAACAATATCTGGTTCACCCAGATCTATGTCGCGCCAAAAGCCAGAGACTTGCAGTCGACGTACATCGTTACTGGTCTTACGCATTACGTGGGTAACACGCTCAGCAGACTGTAGATTAGAAGCGCCATAAGGAACAACTAGATCCTCAGCCGGCACAAATATAGATACCTGACGATCCATGTGCGGATCAAAATAAACTTTCTTAAACGCATTGCCAGATAAACCCAAGCCCCACAACATACGCTCATGCTCAGGTCTGTACTCCGTCATCACATCTGTTAACTGGTAGTTCATGTCATTTTGAACTCGCTCAGCCGCGGCTTTTTTCTCTGGGGTTTCTTTGCCAATGATCTGGGTTTTGACTGGCCCAGCAGCTGGAAAAGTAGCCATCATCATCTCTGACTGGAACTTAACTAGAGCCTCAGCCATAAGTGGGTGATACACACCGCAGGCGCCTTCCCACGGCTCAGACCTTTCCTCAATCTTCAGACCTAATAGTTCTAGGCCGTCAACGTAGGTTTGGATCCAGTCTTTTCTAGAAGATACGTCTTCTTCAAACTCTCCTAAGAGTTCGCCAGATAGTGCAGACAAAACGCCTTCTGGAATATCTTCGGCTAGGTTTTTGCCAAAGTCATCGCCCCCTTGAACCATGTCTATCTCTAATCCGTCCATCCCAATGTGGACTTCTTCTGGATTGACAATCTCTATTTCAATATCGGGCTGTTCTGCTAAAGCCTCGATGCCCTCTGGTGCTTGGTACAAACCTTTGTCGATTGCCATATATATCCTTAGTAGTATGCGCGTGACTTTTTAAACCCGATGAGGTCTTCTTTCTCATCAGAGTCCAATCTTAAAAACCCGCCCTGTCTGAATCTTATCAGCGCTTGGGTAGTGCTGTCCACATAGTCGTCGTGACTTGCGTTCGGGAAAGCCGCTATCTCTTCAATCACCTCAGCCGCCCACCTAGTTTCTGGTGCCCATACTTTACCCGACTTAAACAAATCACTAATAGAGTTAATCCTGACAAACTTATCATTCCCACGACTAGGAGTGTACTCACTTACTGGTATTCCCATTCTTCTTAACTCAAATATCAACGGCATACCAGACGCCTTACCCTCAACTATAAAAGCATCTGGGTTCCACTCCGCATAGCCAGACTGCGCTCTCTCCTTCAACTCAGGAAACTCCATCCGCTTTTTAAACGCATCCAACAAAATAATATTGGCGTTATTTGGATCCTCATCCAGATAGAAAACCCCCCACGTCGTCCTAGCCGAGAAGTCACTCCTCTCCCCCTTAGTAAACGCCGTGTCCCAACTCTGTATTACAAACTCACAAGGAGGTGGATCATCCTTTTCCCATTTTTTCCACCACTCCCTCTTAACAATAGCCCCCTCTTCGCCCGTGGGACTTTGTTGATACTGAGCATTCCACTTAGCAGGCGGTAGTTCTTCTCTCAGCGCCTCCAATTCTTTGAGCGACCAGAACTCTGGCCACAGCGGATTACCACTAGGCATGATTGCGGGCAGTTCTATGACCTCCCACTCTTCGCCTTTCTCCCTTTGCATGGCATCTTTAATGACACGGCCAGTTAAATCCATGTCACCCCAGCGGGTCATAACGATAACGATAGATCCACCAGGCTGTAGACGCTGTCTCGGGCCTGATGTGTACCACTCATACACTTTGTTATAGACATCTGGGTTGCCAGCGGCCATAGCAGCCTCTTGTTCCGAGTGCGGATCGTCAATAATCAGCAAATCCGCGCCTTTTCCCGTCACAGTACCACCTACACCAATAGCAAAGTACTCTCCATTCTTATTAGTAGCCCATCTACCAGCCGCTTTAGAGTCCTGCCGTAGGTTTACATCAGGAAAAACCGTCTTATATTGCTCCGAACCCACCAAATTTCGGACTTTTCG